GAAATCGATTTCGTGACGGAAGGCGTGAACTCCGTGTTCCTGTTCCGCAATCCCAATGCCACTGCTGAATGCGGTTGCGGCGAAAGTTTCACCGTTTCCTGATCGACATCAAGCGAGGCCGAGCTGATCATTGGGGTGGTACTGCTAAGCCGATCTAACACTTACAGGGAACCAGCCCCCAGTATACCGTTGCGGTTCGTCCAGCGACGGTGTGCTGGTTCCCTGTTTTCACTTCCTCCAGATCCTTGATACTGATGTTGGTTGATTTTTGTTTCAGAAGAACTAGGAGCAAAGATTGGGGCTGTGCCTCTACCTTGAGGTACTTGCTGAACAGACTCGCTGTCTGACCGACCCAGAGACTCCAACGCCTTTTCTTTCGCTTTGGCTGATGAAGACGAGTCTTCCTCCATCTCAAGCGATCTCTTATCTGCTCGATTATTTGGAGATACGACTCTCTTGCCTTGACGTAGATCTGTCAAACTCTGACGAGCTTCCTTAGCCACCTTCTCTTCTTCTGTGGGTTCCTCACTCTCCCCCACCATCCAATCAGGCAAGTACGACTTAACCTTATCAAGAGTGTCTTCAAACAAACTCTCGAACCAGTCCACTACCATCCCACCAAGCCACTTAGCCATCCCCAGAACGTTGTTAGAGAAGTCGCTGAAGAAGTCGAAATATTGTTTCGTCATCTCATCCCGAGACCGACCACCAAACAGATCTTCACCGAACAGCTTCTTCGATAACCAGTTGACAGGCTCAAGCAAGCCAGACAGTAGATTAGAGAAACCTGCCATCACTCGTTCCTTCCAATCCAGATCATCCAGCCCAAGAATCTCTTCAGCCCTGAAGAATCCATCGATGAAGTCGTACACCATTTTAAAAGCAGCAAGAACTACACCAAACTTACCGAACTTCATTAACATCTTGCCTGCGCTAGCAAGGAAACCAAACATATTGGTTAATGGAGCTATTAAACCAGCCACACCACCAGAAATTAGACCAGTCATCCCAGCCAACCCAAATGCAGTCTCACCGTCGAGCTCATCTCGTGGAGTGTCTCCTAAGATGTTTCCCTCGGCATCTACCCGTTCTATTCTTGCCTCTGTAGACGTAAGGTCTCCAACAGCATCTTCCTGCTGGGTATACCGCAATTGCTCCCTGTCAGTCTCGTGGATCTGTTCCAATGATTCTGTGGTGCTCAGAGTCCCGTCTTCCACTCTTTCTAGAGTTTCTGATTGTCCATTAAGCACTTCATTCAGACGTACAATCTCTTCTCGAATCTCTTCAAGAATCTGCTGATACACATCACCAGCTGAAGCACCTTCTTCCTCAAGGGCTTGATCCCGTAATATCTCATCAGTTTCGAGTTGTTGAGTCAGTACCCCTTCTTGCTGTTCCAGTCGCTCACGTCTTAGCTCTGCTTCCCGTTTGTCTCGGTTCCTTCGGTTCTCGTTAGACTTCTTAGCTGTTGACATCAGGTCTCGACTCATTTTGATCGAGTATCCAAGAACAGGGTTAGCTGTCATCAGTGCTGAAATGACAGTGTCAGATGAAGGAAGGCTGTCAGTCAGTCTACTACGATGATCAGAGCGTTCTGTAGCAGCTTCTCGTTGGGCCTCTTCTGCCGCTCCCCCAACCTGATCCAAGACCCCTGAGATCGCTCCTATATAGGATGCTGACTTCTGTCCAGCATCGATCTGTCCAGCCATCAATGAGCGGCGAACTTGCTGCAGCTCTTTCACAGCAGCTCTGCTCATTGCGTTATCATCAGTCGTACTTAGTGCGATCGACTCTTTGATCAACGTGTCTAGTGTACGAGCAACCACCTTAGGGTCGTTCTCTGCTCTCATACGAACAGAACGCTTCATCTTGCGTACGTCCATTAAGGTGCGTTTCAGATCTGATGAACTCATTTGTGATTAGCCTTTTCTTGTTTTCGTGACTCTATTCTTTGATGGATCAGCAACATATGCACAGTCCTTTCATACGGCATCATGTTCTCAAGATCCACTAATGAAAGGTTTTGTTCGAACTCCCCTCGTAACCTGAAAAGTAACCTATGGTTGTCCATATGGTACGTTGTTAGCGATTCATGGCTGAGGGCGAGGGAAAAAAATCATTCAGACCCTCAAATACAAGTTCCATTTCCTTACCGTTCTCATCATGCACAATTTGCTGATGACGTAGACGTGGCATAGTATTAAAGAAGTGTGACATCTTGCGAATGGCCTCAACATCCAGGTCATCGAAGAAAGCGTCAAACTCATCTGAACTAACATCCTTGATGTAATACACCTCATCCTGGTCGAATATGTAGTCAACACATTGTTTGATCATATCGATCTCGTTCCCTTGATGATCCAACATCAAAAGGGATGGGTACTTCAATACAACCCCAATCTGATCAGTAATCATGATCTTATTAGTGTGTCCCTCAGGGGTCTCTACCTTCACCTTATCTAGGTTAATTGATAGTTCGATCGACTTCTTCTGATACGTTCCATCGGGGTTCTTCACCTTATATTTAACATCGATCACTTCTGATACAGACTTCGCTCGAATACGTAGGAATAGATCCTCAATATCGAAGAACGCAAGGTCGTCAGCTTGGATATCGCCGAACGTACACAACTCAATAATCTGCTTAATAGCTTCTAAAGTGTGTTCCTTGTTCTCGTCCTGTTTTGCTTGTAGAAGGATCTTTTGTTCACGAGTGGTGAATCCTCTGAAATACACATCTTTATCCATACCAACCAGGTGATGTTTGTAGCGTGGTTGGTCAATTTTTGGCAGTCCCATTTTAACTCCTAAGATTCGTTAGCACATTGTCAATTGTGTCTATCAGAGTTCCCTTTTGTAGATCTGATATGATACCATTTACCTCCACTTGAGCACGCATGCCTTCAATGAGTGAAGCTGCCTGGTTAGTTGATCCACCTCCAGTTGACTCCTTTACAATTTGATCAATCGCATTATATATCTCTACAGCTTCACCTTCAAGGTCTAATCCCGTTTGGTTCTCAAGAGTTTTCAACGCTCGCTGAGCAGCTGGGTTTGATAGAATAGGTGCAACTATCGGCCCCAACGGAGTCTGGGACAGAGAGGATACCCCGTTAGTCACATCGACATTGTCTTCAGCTTTAATCCATCTCCGGTACATCCACTGAGTCTGTAATGTAGCATAAGAGTCTCGATCTTCGTTAGACATTGCGATTGGAGCACACAGGGTCGGAAACGCATCAAGAAGAATAACAGAGTGGACGACTTCGTCTTGCTCGTTCAGTTGGTTAATCGTGATATTAGTTGCGTAATCGTCCGTGTAGCCGACAGCGTGAGTCTTGGGATTAAAAATATACTCCATCCATAGATCCAGGATGTTCTTCTCGTACATATCACGTGAACACCTAAACACAATGTCATGAGCATCGTAGACGTTTGCGTAAGGTATCTTGTAGTAGTCCCCGTTGTACTTGATTTCAGACGTTGTAATGTTCTTCCCAGGGATCTGAGTGCTCTCAGCCATTACCTCTAACCCACGAGTAATCTCGTTACCCCCACCTCCTATAAATGAGCTAATACGCTTGATTACTTCCTGACCGAAAAACGTTGAAGTTTTCTCTTGGTTAGTATTAGACGTACGGTCAAGTAACTGCTGTGGCAATGGTATAATCACTTGGAAGCGATTCGTTCGAGCAACACTGTGCTTGAGAATATACTGAATGTGGTCTTGGAACGATGCCATGTTGTACTGTACCCTATCGTAATAAATAAACTTACATACTGCTATTTATAGGTAAAGATGTGACTCAGAAGAAAGTCGACGATGGTGAGATTGAAAACAACACAGGCACGGACCTTCAGATTCTCCAAAACATAGAGAAAGCATTCTATCGTAATAACGAGGGTGCTATGAGACGAAATACAGAGAAGTCTATGAAGTGGTTCAGTCGATACGTCCCTCGTTCATTTAACCGAGTACGTAAAGCTCAGCTTGCTCGTGATCGATCTCTCTTCACTGGAGAACCTGTCTTAGGACAGATGATGACGTTTACTTATGACGCGAAGACGAAAGATGAACTCCCTGTGTGGGATGCTCAGCCTCTTGTATTCTTTTTTGGTACATATAGGGCTAAGGACGGAACTAGGATGATGCAGGGGATTAACCTACACTATCTAAAGCCTGAACACCGACTGATAGCTTTTCAAGCTCTACTCAAACTACGTACTGAGAAACGATATCGAGCAAGCACCAGGTTGAAGCTTACGTGGCAGCTGTTATCTGGTATGTCTCAGTCCAAGTTCTTCGAACACTGTGTAAAGCAGTACAGAGAAGATCACATACGATCTCAGTTCATTAAGATACCGTCAAAGAGTTGGGAAATCGTATTGTTCCTGCCTGTTGCTCGGTGGCAGAAAGGTGGAGCTCGTCAAGCATATAAGTTCACTAGGTGACAGACCCACGCTAGTACGGATAAAAGGGGAGGAGCTGTACCCTCGCACAGCTCCTCCAAACACTTCATATACACCGTCTCATCGCGTCCTGTGATGGTTCCACCAATTGAAGAATCGACGTATTCCATACCCCCTAATAATCGACCAAGCTGTATATATCAGAGTGATCCCTAAGTTATCCAAATACGAAGTGTGAAATCCCCAAATTGGAGAGATCACAAACTGCCACAACAACATGGCAGTCAAGAAGCCCATGACCTGGTTGACCACTTGCTCAATTAAGGATTGACTCTTACTTTGACTCATTTATTTCCCTACACTGAGTGGTGCCTTGATTACTCCTGCACTCTGGTAATTAGCTAGGCTCGTTCCGAAATGGTTGGCCGTCAACTCCAACGTGTCGTCTAGAGTGTGGGTGCCAAGAGGTAGTATGAGATTGGTCCCAGTGTACATTGGGTTGTTGATGTACGTATCTACAGCACCGAGATGATCGTTGTATAGATGAGTATCCCCTAACGAACATGAAACGATCCCTGGCTTGAGACCTGTCCACTGAGCGAGCAGGTGAGTCAACAAAGCGTATGAGGCGATATTGAATGGTAAGCCGAGGAAGCTGTCAACAGAACGTTGTTCCCACTTGAGGTTCAAAAGGTCACCATCGACGTAACACTGAAATCCAAGATGACACGGTTTCAACGCCATCTCGTTATTTGCAATGTCATAAGGATTCCAAGCCATGACTATGAGGTCACGTCTATGTGGATCCGTCTTGATCATATGCAGGAGATTGGCGATCTGGTCAACACCACCTCTTCCGTCAATGGTACCTCCAGAGTTCCTCCACTGATGACCGTACAGATGGCCCACGAAGTCCTCAGATCCCCAGCGAGCAGTATCATCTGTCCAGATAGTCCACTTATCAGACTTTGCATCCCCAAAAGTATAGTGTTTAAGTTCCCGCAACCAGTAACTACCAGCTAAGAACCACAACAACTCACCTACTACAGGATTCCATGCTAGTCTCTTTGACGTTACAGCAGGGAACTCACGAGATAGATCAAACGATAGTGACCTGTCCCATACAGATAGCACTTGGCCAGTTCGCGTATCTTTTGGTACTCCGTTCTCAATAATATCCTGATACAGAGCTTTTAACTGTTGATCGACGCTTGACATGTTAATCCTTTGGAAGAAAGCTGGCGACAGCAGAGCGAAGACCAGCTGTGCGTGTTAGAGTGTGTAACGTGTACCAATTATCTGGTTGAGTTTCTAGTTTTACGATCATCTCAATCATAAAAGCTGATCGGAACACCATATTCCTACCATTCTTGATATGAAGTCCGTTATCCTCCATGTGCCTAAGACGACTTTTAATCGCCTCAAGATCCTGACAGTCTTCAAACTTTGGATCGTATGACGACTCAATCTGTTCAAGAGGACCGTTGTGTAAAATATTTGTAGCTAGGCTCGCTTTTGGTTCTTTAATATATACAATCATGCTTTACCTCATTTAATCATTTTGAGTGCGTTAGTGAACGACTTTACCTGCTCAACAATCTTTTCTCTACTATCGGGAATCGATTTATCCGTTCTCCATTCAACGAATCTTGGGTGGAACAGAGACATCTTCTCATCGGATTTTGTCTCGGTTGTATCGTTTGCACGAATTGTTCCGATCCAGCCCTCTCTAACAGCCTGGTCAACAACCTTCCACAAATCGACACGATCCTTCTCTGAATATCCAGTGCCAACTGCAACCTCGACTTCACCCTCATCAGATTGGAACACTAAAGCACCGAGACGTCCAGCGTTCTTACCAGTTCCTTCCTTGTATCCAACCAGGCGCATTTCACATTCAAAAACGACCTTGACTTTGACCTGATCCTTTGACATCCCAGGCTTCCACCTGCTACTCATGTCCTTGATGATAGTTCCTTCTTCACCACGCTCACGATTTACACGGAAGTGATTCATGATGTCGCTCTGGTCATTACATATAACAGATTCAACACGACGCCACTGTGGGTGAGCAAGTTTCTCGTCAATTACATCAATCCCATTATGGAATCGCTCAATGTATCCATCTTTGCTCTTACGAACCTGGTGCTCAGCAAGAGGAACCATGTCCCAGATAAAGAAACGAACGCGAGACAGGTCAACACTATTGCTGTTGATATATCCATTCGATGCTGCACGACCCATCAGCTTACCTGCGTCGTCGACTGCAACAACCTCACCCATTATAACGTAATTCTTTGCAATCTGCACAAGCGTCTGATCCCAGGTAGAGTTCAATGGGAGCATAGAGCCGTTACGTGTCCAATACTGAACGGTATCTGTAACAAAGATGTCACAGTACAGACCATCCATCTTTGTTTGTGATATACACGGGAACTTGATGTTCTTCAGATTCTTCTCACTGAACGTCGAGCACCGCTGGTATGTGTCTTCAAACACTGTACCTGGGAATACTTTGTTAATCGTCTTAGCAGACAACCCACAACGAAGGTCACGACGCACTACACGTTTAAACACCTCTGCGTCATCAGCACTAAGCATTGAGTATTGATCCTCGATCCACTGCTTTGCCTGCTTACCAGTGAACACACGTTTAGCGATCAGTTGCTCAAGATCCCGCAACACCTCTCTTAGAGAGACGCAGTTATGGTTGAACTCAGACTCGTCAAATTCCTTGACGTAGAAGTCAACAGAAGGGTCGTACGTCAGAAACGCGATGTACTTGAATTGTTGGACACCACCGGGAGGAAGAGCCTTCAAAATATTCTCTTTGTCTTTACGGCTCGAGGTCTCTTCCAAGGCCTGCAAAATATCTAGCATGTATACTCCTAATCAAAGAAGAGTCCGATCTCAGCCGAACTCGATTTTATCAACTTGAGCTTCAAGATTCCGCATCTTGGTGTTCCACTTGTGGTACAGCTCGGCGGCTTTCTTGAGCTCCTCTTGAGTAGCACCTTCTATGATCTTCAACAATATAGACGTTGAATTGTTATCAAACCGGTTGATCAAGGCACGAGCTTTGTTGATCCAGATCGCCTGAATACGTCTGCGCTCGATTTCAGCTTGCTGTTCGAGGAATTCGTGGTGATCAGGATTACGTGACCACGTGATAGTTTCAGCTTTCTTTGTACTTTTCCGAATCTCCACCACCCCTTTCTCATCCATGATGAATGATTGGATGTATGAATTGCCATAGCATTCACCAGCTGAGACAAACACATTACTCTCCTGACACATATCCAGGAGGTACTTAGCTTGCTTCTCACTTTTAAAGTAGCCGTTGTTATGCTTGGTAAGACTAAATAACGACTTGCTGGTGTTTGACATGTGACTCTCCAAAATATAGTAGATAACCGACAGAAGAAGTATCTGTGATTAGTCCTCAGAGATCAACGAGGTTTCTGTGATGATTTTCCCAAAAGAAATTGCGTGCTGAGCAGCGTCGGGAGAGAAGTTGTAACCATGAGCTCGAAGAACAATCTGCATGTTGTGCACGTCGTTGTTCTCTACTGAGTATTCAAAAGCTCGGTCATCACAAAGAAGGTCGATAACTTTATCTCTTGGAAGCAGGGGAAGATTGGCCATGATGAAATTCCTGTAGTGATTAACGATATACAGAGTTTCCAGCCATCCTTGGCTGAAGTCAACTACTAACCAGCCTCAGCTGCCTTCTCGCGTTGTTAGATTGGGCCCAGGTTTCGAGCCAATCTTTGTTAGGTTGGTAATCAACCACTACGTGGCTGACGCCATCAATGATGGACTCTTGAAGATCGCGGATTGTATCCGCGTCGGTTTGAATGTGGATGATGTTGGTCCGAATTGGACCCCTCAGAGAAGTGGCTCCACGGAATTGTGAAGTGGGATGTTCTTTGAAGGAATGATCGCTTGAATGCTCATAATGTAGATCCTTGTAGGTGGTTGCGTCTCAACAACCCCACTATCACGCTAACCGACTTGCAGGTCAACCACTCAAGGTCTGTTTAAGTTCATCAAATCCACCGAGGTATTCAGCGAAGCCATCTTGCATTTTGAAAATCTGGGG